TATCACTGATGTTGAATGTCAATGGAAATGGAGCATCTTGATCTATGTCAACCAACCTCCCATTTATAAATAACTCTCCAGCCATTAGTTCAATTGTGATCTATATGTGAATGTTCTATCTATGTTAACAGTCTCTTGAATGAGACCATCTCTTCGCCTTTGTTTCAATGTGTAATTACCATTGGTTACTTTCACTGGCTCAAACTCAGTTCCATTCTCTCTCTCAAGATAAACAATTGGACTGTCATATAATGACTTGACCAACCATTGTTGAACATCTTGATTGATCCAATCAGAGTTTAATGTCAATGTCTCAGTTTTAGTCTTAGCAAAGTTTATTGATTGACCAGCATATAAACCATATGTGTAACTGGTCCCATCCCAAACGCCTGGATCTCTTTGATAACCATAACTCTCAACGGTTGCACCTTCTGTTGACACAAGGCTGAATGTGAATGAGTCAAATGCTCCGAACTTATTCAACCAATGCAGTCTATAGGTATCATATCTCTTGCATTCAAGATCCATGTAAATAATGAATGGGCCAACAAATGAAACGCCAGCAACACTGACCGAAACTGAATATCTATAACAGTCATCAAAATCATTCTGAGTTATGGTTGAATTTCCGATGATAACTTGTGGCCCAACATTCAAGATGTTGAACTCAACAGATGTTAGATTAATTGAATCACTTGTAATCGTATTGCCTTGAATATCCTCAAGATATATCTCCAAAATAACTGGAGCCGCTGCCGTTTGCTCTAAATATCCAAGAAAGAAATTCTCTTGCATTCCACAAAGAGCCCTCCTGTTTGTCGGAAAGTAAGTCATGAATACTGCATCTTGTGTCAAGTTAGGATCATAGATTGTATAATCCCAGTTTACCCAATCTTTATATTCAAGAGCCGCATTGATTGCTCTCAATGTGTTGCTTGTTGCACTGGCTTGTATGGTTGGTGTTGATCCATATTTCTCATAAACAATGATTGAATAAGTAACCATCGATGTTGATGCATCATTCTCAATGTTTGTTGTTGGGATGATATTTGATATCACACTCTGAACTGCCTCAGAGACATCAATCCTTGCCAATGTGTTGAATTGCCTGAACACCTCTTGTGTTAATCTCAATTGGCTGTCAATATAAACCTCAACAATGAAACTGAAATTCGGTTGTGCAGTCTGATTACTGCTGAATGTGAACACCAATGGATTGCCAGCTGGTGCAATTAATTCTGGCTCATCATAAATGGTTACTGCCATGATTCTGTATTTTTATCAAATTTAATTTCAAACATCAATCCTGTTATCTCTGCCAAATCATTTGCTATCTTAGTCAACACCTCATCAGTGATGACATTGTCAGTGATTCTCTTTGGCTTCAATCCTCGTTGCTTGATGTTGGATGCAACAGCATATGCATGTGACATCTCAAGTCCTTTCCATTGACTGATTGCTGTTGCCATGTTATGAGATACACCAGGATAGTTGAATGAGAATTGACTACCATAGTTGTTGGTCCCCACAGCATTCACACCTTGATCCACAAATGGATAGTAATCATCAGCCTCTAATCTGAATGACAGCTGTCCAGTTGGAACTGGGATGATGGATGCTGCCAATCCTCCAGTATTGTTGGCAACTTTCTTTGTATAGTCTCTAAACTCTGTTGCCAGTTGATTAGATACCTCGATTAAGAACTTATCATACACACTTGCTGGCTGATCAGCATCCGCAGTTGAGATCCCAAAGTCATCAAGAAAATCATACTCTGCCATTACTTAATATGCGTTGATGTTCTTTTTCATCCACTATCTTAAAGTAGTTCATCCAGAACAAAGTTTTCACATAAGGTTGTTGTGTAACTTTGTCCACACTGATTCCCATTTCTTTGGATAGTCGATGTAAGATAGTTGTCCAATTAAACCACTCTGAATCTTCTGGTCCTGTGATATCCGCATCATCTCCATCTTCGCTCTCGCTGTCTGAATTCCTAAGATAGCCATCCTCCGCTTTTCTGATAAGTCCAAAAAAAAACTAAAGAAATTCAGAAACTCATCACCAGGGAAATGCTCTTTGAATATCTTATATCTATCCTCGTTTGGATTCAACACTCTTCCTCTGTCATCCTCTTGACAATACTCCATCCCTTTCTCAATGTACATAATCGCCAATGCTTGACATGGATCTTGGCTGATATCTTCAATCAGTTTCAAGTCAATGATCTGACCAGTTGAGACATGTCCAAAGTTTTTCTCAAATCTAAACTCCTTTCCGTTTATCTCAATCACATCTTTTGGATCACTGTATTGATAGGATGTCAATATCTGTAACATGTGAGCAGAGGCTTCTTGAATACTATTTACATCTGCTCGCTTGATCTTGTTGATTGACTCTCCAGAGAATAAACTCAGCAACTGACATTGGAAGATTAGGAACTGAGTAATATCATCCTTTTGCTCCTTCATTGCCTCTGCCATCATCAGCCACTTTGCCATCTGATCTGGTGTGCATTGACTTATTGATGTCGGTAGTTGTATCTCAAGTTCTTTCATACTCTCAAAGCCATATATCTTCCTCTGTTTGCGTATTCCTTTCGGCAGTTCCAAGCCAATGCTGTTGAGATGACACCATCATCATGTAAGCCAGCTGGTGCAGAATAAGTCACGTTCCTTGTATTCGGATTGTAAATATATGAAAAATTATCCAACTCATCAATCAACCATTGCTCATTGATAATTGAGATAGCCTTTTGTTCAAATGCCACCGCCAGATCCTCAATGATGATTGGCTTTGTTTTGGAGGTAGTGACAAATGGATGGATGAGATTCTTGCACCTTGACTGCAGCATCTCAAAGAATACATCCCCTTGATTGTTCACCTCCACCAATGTGGTTGCATTGTATTGCTTGATCAGTGTTGCAACCTTCTCAATGATCTTGCTCCACTCATCATGGCGCCATCTGTGAGCAGTTACCATCTGTCCATCTTGGTTGATGATAGTCAGAACAGTATAGTCATCTGCTCGACCAATGTCAAGGCCAGCGTACATTTTTGATGTCTTAACTCCAGAGCCAATGCAATCAGATACGTTTCTGAATATTCCACTTGCATTGTCAATGAACTCAGCGAGGTATTCTTGCAGGAACACATAATCTGGGAGGGATCGCTTTCTCTCATCCAACTCCCTTGGATCAATCATCGGATTATCATAAGATGTGAAATGAAAGTAAGCATAGCGATCATCATAATTTGGTTGCATACATAACTTGTGGAAATGATTCTTTCCTTTCGGAGTTGATATGAAGATGATCTTCTTTCCTTTGACCAACACTGTTGCACTCAACACCTCATCCCAAAGTTCTGGTCTGGTGAACGCCATCTCATCCACAACCATGTAGTCAAAGGTATTCCCTCGGATGTTGTCTGGTCTCTCACCTGAAAAGAATTCAATGGTTGATCCAAATCCAGAGATCATCAGATCAGATCTATTGAAAGTGAAGAGTCCACTCGCTGTGGTTGCTCTCTCAAGTTCTGAGAACACTTTCTTGCCTTGCTTATAAACTGGAGTTACCCAAGCGATCTTGCAACCTCTGTCATTGATGGCCCACCAAAGTAGTTGGTTGATACCCAGCATTGTTTTGCCGAACTGCCTTCCGATGTTGAGAGCATAATATTTCTCATGACCATGGTTGATGGCATCATGAATAGTTCTTTGATTGTCATGTGGTTTATAACCTTTGATTGTACTCATTCAAAGTCAAACTTCTCTACATTGCGAGTCTCAACTTGTTGACGATCATGCATTCCAAATTTATTCTTGGCATAGAATATACCCTTACCTTCATTGGCCACAATGTCCTTGCCAAGAGCAACAAACTCCCCCTCGATGTTTTTAATAGTGTGACTTTTGATTCCTTCCTCTCTCAACCATCTGTACCAAGTCCTTCTATTTATAAGATCCATCTTCTCTCTCAAAGGAATCCAGATATTTAGAAAATAGTCAATTGTTGGTATATGTCTATCTGGAATCTGAATAACATCCCCTCTTGGAGATATTGTTGATTTTGTATTATTCAAGCATTCTTGGACATATATCCAAGCTAACTCTTCTAATTTATCAACTTGTTCTGGAGTATACGCCATAATTGGACATGATTTATCCTAACCAATATATCAATACATTAGTCAGTTTTATTACTATATATTATTGTTCGATTATTTACAGTATTTAACATAAAACGTATATGGTACTACTTTCAACTTAGCAAGGATCAAGATGAGGTACTTGTATCTTTTAAAGTCATATCTCTCAAAGAATGATCTATCTCTCTTGTGTAGGTTTACCAATCTGAGCATCCTTTCGGCTTCCTTACCAAGTTTAGTGAAATCGAATTGAGACTTCTTTCTTAGTTGTTGTTGTGCCTCTTCTTTTGTTAGTTTACCACTTCTCACTTGAGCAGCAAGGTAAACAATCCTTTTGTCGATGCCGAACTTCTCTGGCAGAAGGAATGAGCCAACGAACTCAGTGTAAACATTCTCACAATGCTTGCCACCATAATCTTGCCAGTTGATCAGTCTCTTCATCTCCACCTCCATTGATTCTCTATCGAACCCATAGTGAAATGGTCTGACATTCTTAATTCCTAACAATGCATAGAAGAGTTGATCCTTGAATGTGAATAGTGGATAATTATGAAGGCTTAGTCCTGTGTACTTATTATAAACGGATTGAATATATTTGGCATCCATATATGTCCATCCTTTTGGAGTTGATCCCTCTGTTCTGAAATCGTGACCATTTAGAATGTACTTGATATTGTACTTGAATGCAGTGTCATACATCAGTTTTGTCATTGCAATGTCATTTGGAATGTCAGCATCTGGAATGCCAGCCCAAAGGAATGCATCATTGAGTCTATCGTACTCTGCCTTGTTAACATTGTAAGTGATACAGTCAACTGATAACTTCTCAACCAATGTTCGCATGTTGTGGATTGCCTCTGGAGCATTCCAATTGTTGTCAAAGTGAATGACCAATGGTTTCAAGTTCCAATATCTGACTGCTGTGAATAGCAGTGTTGAGGAGTCAATACCTCCTGAGATTCCCATGATGCAATCATATTTCTTATTCTCGCCAGCCTTCTTAATCTTAGCGATGATGTGCTTGAGTTCATGTGGATTGGCTTGCAGTTCCAGTTGATCATGCAGATCACAATACTCACATTGAGTCTCACCTATTGAGGCAATGGTCTCATTAAATAAACAGCGTGGACATTCTTTCATAGTTAACAAAGTTATGATAAATTTTACTAATATACACATTATCAACATGTCGAGTTGAATACTCTCTGACAATTGATTGACA